GCTGCGTACCTACGAATACACTCTTTACCAACTCGTATGAAACTGAATCGCTTGCTGCCGATAGATCCACGGTAGCGTACGATCCAGTACGAGAGGCAGATAGAGCCGCATGCCGTTGTTTGAGCTGATTACTCAGATCAATGTGCTGCGACAGCTCAGGATGTCTCCTGATATACCTACACAATTCGCCCGCTACTCCCTGTTGGAAATACATGAGAGTTGCAGGCTCCTTCGAAATCACACGCTTAGTTTTCATGCTTTTAGGCACGAAAACAATGTGTGAACACCGCGTCGTTACGGCGGCGTCATTCGGAGGTATGTAGGTATCGACATCTATCTGCGCCCGACTACGAAATACTTGGCGTAGCAGATAATCTGGACAAAGTTGTCCATACTTATCCGCTAACGCACGAGTACCACGCAACTCAGCAACACTACCAGGCCCATGATGAGGCATAAACGTAGATTCATTTATGTCAAAATCACGGAGCCACTACCGCATAATCTCTCGCATCCAAGAGATCATGAACTTAGGAGCGTGATGCTGGGCTACCCGCTCTTCATTTTCTACAAACTTCATCTCGAGTTCGACAGACATGTCTATGTCTTCGAGAGTGAGATGAGTGAGAAAAGAGAAGAACTGGTAAGGGGCGAAAAGAGTGTCCGAGGATGGGTCGCACAAAAAGCGACTCACTGCTTCTTTTACCGGGGCGAGTAGTTTCCCAGCTCTGGGATAACTGCTAGCTAGCTGATGTTTAAAGTCAGCATACGTACATTTATCGGTATCGCCACAATAGTGACGAAGCCTGTAAATGACGTCCGGTAAGAAAGCGGCAAGATCGCTCACGTCAGTGTTGGTGGCATCATAACACCACAACACGTGATCGCGATGCGAACCGCAACCTGGATACCGATTGGAGAGATCACTAAGAACCATACCACACATTAGAATCGCTTCTATGTATGTGGTATGATCCCGAGAGGAAAGGGAATACCCCTTCCAAGTGGTCCCTATGCGCCCTAGCTGAGCTAGGACGTCTTTCCAAGAGGATAACTCCTGGTTTAGACGTACAGACATAGTGTCACTCCTCAGTCGTGATGGATTGGCGCTCAAACGTAG